CAACTCGGTATTCGAACCCGGCGGCGCTCGTGACGATCTCCCCGCCGTTGATATCGGCCGAGGCATCACCCGTAAACGTCGCCATGGCAGTGGTGAACGTCGGAGCAGTGCGGGTAACGCCAAAGCATGCCGCCTGACGTACCAGAAACTCGGCTTCCGACTGGTCTGGAAACAGTTGGCGAGACAGGAAATCAAGGTGACCGTGCATCAGGTGGGCAGCGCCCGCGAGCACTCGAGCGAGAACGGCCACGAACGAGCGCCGGAGCGCGGTGCCAGCGAGACCGAGCCGACTTGTGACGTCGTTCTGAATTCTGGTGCTGAGGTCAGAGAGGGAAGGGCGAACGAAACTCATGAACGGGCCTCTTGCGCGAACCAGGTACGGTTGAACCGAAACGTTGCGACGTCATTCGTGGGGCGCGTCACGACCACCGCGAGACCAAAACCACCGGGAACGAACTCAGCAGTGGCATCGACTGAAAGGGCCACGCGGTCTTCGACCAGCCAGGTGAGGGCCTCTTTGACGTCGTTGACAACGCCAGCCAAGACGGCGGGCTCCCGCTTTGAGCGCGCCCAGCGGAACAGCTTCGACCCGAAGGTGGGATCTCCCCACCACGCCCCAAGGTCGGTGAACAACGACAGCAAGATCGCCGACTCGAGGCCCTCGTGTGTCTCGAGGTCTCCACCGGAGATCGACAGGTCGCCAGTCAGAGCCGTTGGGCTCCATGTGATGAGCAAGTCTGTCATGACGGGCCCCCAGAAACTCCGGTGACTGGGTCGGTTCCAACAACCATCATTCCGGCGGAGTGGGTGTGCGAGACAAGCGACTTTCCGCCGCCCACGACGTCAGTCGTTGCAGTGACAGTGCCGCTCACGTTCAGATTGCCAGTTAGGTCGACGACCCCGGCGCTCGGAGCGACTTCGATGTGTCCGTTCGCCTTCATCGTGATCTTGCTCCCAGTGGCATCGTACACCGCGACCTCACCCGGTGACAGATTCACGATTCTGTATCGCCGATCGTCGACTGCGATGGCAAGCCCGTGATCTCGTCGACCGCCCACGAAAACAACGACGGCCTCAGCGCCAGGCTTCGGAACGCTCGTGAACCCGAAATTCTGCAGGCGCTCGATGTCGTCGCGAATCTCGTCGGCGAGGAGCTCGACCCGCACGCTCTGAAGCTTCGTGGTGTCAGTCACCCCGCCCACCACGCCGCGTGACACAAGGTTGGCGATGCGTCGCGCAAGGGGAGCAGCCAGGCGGTTGAAGGTCTCGAGAAAGTTCATACGGGCTTGATCAGCTCTTTCCAGTAGTTGTTTTCTCCGCCGATGACAGGCGCTGGGAGAAACGCTTTCGGACCGCGAAGCTCGAGCTGAGTTGTGGCGCCAGAGTGAATGTCGAGCGAGTAGGTCACCTGTGAAATGAGCAGATCGCCGCTCACCCCGATTGATGGCGCTTCGACGTGAACGAGCTTGTTGATCGGCCAGAGGAGATAGTTGCTCTGCGTCCAACCGGCCACGGTTACAGAAACCGTGTCTGCTCGAGCGGCTCGAGTCGTCGCTTCCCACTGTGCTCGAGTGTTGGCCAGAGCGGGAGTCACGTTGCCCTCAGGGCGAATCACGTGTGTGCGTGACGATCGCACGTTCGAGTCAGTGGCGGAGCCACGCACAGAAGCGGCGGAGGAGCCGTTGATCCAGTCGTCGCCCTGGTGCTGCCCGAGAACGAGATACTTGTGAAAGCGGTTGGTCTGGTCGTACTTCGACGACGCGGAGAGAACGTTTTTCCCCTCGACCAGGTCTGACGAACACCGCGCCGTTGAGGCCCTCGAGAGCACCAGATGACCGCTCCCGTCTGAGACTGGGAGCAAGCCGGCGGTGCGGCACAGAGATTCGAGCGCGTTCGCGACGGTGTCGCCAGGGTCGAAGGAGATCTTTTTCTGCAACACTGGGGCAGTCAACCCACCCTGCATTGACACCACGACCCCGTAGGGGGAGCAGAGCTTTCGCGCGACGTCGAGCACTGAGACGTTTGAGAACTCCCAACCTTTGAGCTGCACACCAGAATCAACTAGATCGCCAGTTCGATCCCGACCGCTCACGGCCACGGTGTGATCGGTTGCGGTGAAGCCGAGTTCGCGGGAGTCGATGTGCCCGGTGATGACCTTCTCAGAGCCCAACAACACCGTGCATTCATCGCCCTCAGTGATGGGCCACGGCTGGTGTTGGTTCTCCCATCGTTCTGACACGCCAAGTTGAAACGACCCGCTGATCGCCTCGAGCGCACGCGTCACCCGCACGGTTTTCCAGCCACCGTAAGAGCGGCCGCCCACGTTCAGACTGACGCTAGCCACGGCTGAGAACCTCGAGCGTGCCCGACACAAAGCCGGGGTGTCTCACTCCGTTTCGGCGAATCAGTTCGGCTTCGCGGTCAAGGTTGCCGTAAAGCTTGTGCGCCAGAACCAGCGAGGGAAGGGCGGCTTGCTGCTCGAGCACCTGTAGGCGCGGCAGATCTGAGGCCTCACCTGGTACCGCCGCAACCACTGCGGATCTCATCTCAGCGAACACGAGGTAGGTATCATCCGCCCACGTGTAAAGGTGCTCGTCGATGGCTGAGGTCAGAGCATCGCGTGCCGCGATCGCGTCGTCGTAGGTCTCGAACTCTGCAGTTGCCAGGGCGAGCGCAGCACCCGTCAACGCGTACCGCTGGATCAGTCTCGTGTGCGCGTCAAAGTTCGCGGCCTCAACAACTCCGCCAGGGGTCAACGTTGAGGGGCGGGGCCCGGGATTGAAACCGAACAGCTTCAGCAACTCCCCAGCGACGTCGAAGGGTTTTGCTACGGTCTCGAGCGCATCGGCGACGGTGTTGACAAGCCCGCCCATGAAGTCAGCGATGTACTCTGACAACTTCACGAAATCGCCGGCGGGGCTCGAGGCCAGAATCTGTTCGAACTTCGCGCGGAGCACGCCAGACACCGCGGCAATGTTCAGCATTCCTTGCAGCGACTTCACAGCACCCATGGCCGCCTGAACCTCGCTCGCCGCCATGCTGACCTCGCCGCCGAATCCTGCGAAGGGCTCGTCAGAGTGGCTCGCGACGAACTCCGCGACTGACGCCGAGCGTGCGACTGAAGCCGCTTCAGCCAGGGCCGCGGGAGCGTTCAGCTTGCTCGAGGGCATTGAAGGAAGCGCCGCGGTCTCCTTGCACTCAAACGAGAACGTGGCCAGGCCGCCATCAACTCGAGTTTGCCGCACTCGGTAGCTGACGATCGCGACCGTGTGGCTCCCAAGGTAGGGGTGCACGAGCTCGCCCGGGCCTGGTTGCTCGAGGGCGGCTTGAAGAGCATCGCGCGCGGCTTCGTAGTCGGGCCCAACAACGTAGCCCTCAACCTGAAACGCGCGCCCCTTTTTCCCAAGGTCTTCCGTGAAGGGCAGGCCTTCGGAGAAAGGAAACTCGTGGTGCACCACCTGTCGACCGCCGGTGTTCTCCACGGCGTCGACGAAAAAGGGAACACCCCGGAAAGTCGCAGGGCCCTGTTTCGCTTGCCAGCTCATGGCGCCGCCATTGAGTAGCCCATCGTGACGTCAAGAGGCTGTGAGCTGTTCGAGTCGGTCGACACGCGGGCACCCTTCGGGAGGTTGGAGAAATCAACCGACACGCGGGATTCAGTGGGCTGCACCGACTGCAACGCCGCACCAGGCCGAGCAGCTTCGGTGTTCATCTTCGGAGCCCACCCGGGTTGACCGTAGGAGGGGATCGCCAGCGCCCGCTGATAGGCGGCTTCGGTCTCGATCCCACCCATCACCGCTTTCGCCTGGTTGATTGGAGCCAGGCCGAGCATGGGGTTCAGCATTGGAAGGAAGTTCACCAAATCTTTGAGCTCGACCTTGATGTTCTTCAGTTGCACCCACCAATCGTTGAAGATGAACGTCAGTTTTCCCCAGTTCTCATAGATGGCCATGCCAGCGGCGGCGATGCCGGCGGCGGCGGCGATGAACGGAGCCGCGGCCACGATGAACGGCAGGAGCGACGCGCCGAGCGGGAGCAACGCCGCCCCGAGCTCCCACAGCACGGGAACGAGCGCGGCGAGGGAGGCCATCAGGGGGAGCGCCATCACGGTCAGGCCCGCAAACGCCGTGCCCATGGGGCCGAGAAAGTCGATCACCTTGCCAATGGCAGTGGCGATGTCTCCCAGCTTCGTCACGAGCCGCTCAAAGCCGCCAGAGTCAAGCCATGCTTGGATCGCCGCGCCGGCCTTCGTCGCCCAAGCCGCGAAAGCGTCTCGATTCTTTGCCAGAAAGCCCGTGAGCGTCTTCGCCAGCGACGTCAGAGCAGGCATCAGGGCCCCCACGGTGGCCTGGCGAAGCCCGTAGAGCGCTTGCCCAGTCTCGCGGGTGGCGTTGTCGAGCTCACCAGCCGCCCGAACCGATGCCTCTTGGCTCCCGACGAGCTCCATGTAGCGCCGCATCTGCTCCTGAATCGCAACGCTGCCCTGGTGCATGAAGCGCCCCATCTGCAGGCCGCTCTTGCCGAACATCGCGGCACTGAGTGCAGCAGACTTCGCGGGGTCGTCGATTCGGGCGAACGCGTCAGACATCAGTGAGAGCGCCTGCTCTGTCGACTTCGCGGCCTTCACCTGGTTCAGGAGTGTCGGAGAAACCTTGTTCAGGAACTCGAGGATCGGGCCGCTCCCGGCCTTCAATTCTCCCAGCCGTTTGTTGAACTGGTCGATCGCTCCGTTGAACGACTCCTGGTCAACGTCAGCCTGTTCAGCCGCGAATCGCATCGCGGCGAAAGCGTCAACGGTCAACCCAGTTCTCTCGGAGAGCTCCCCGAGTTTGTCGCCTGCCTCCATCGCCCCATGAACGATCGAGTAGAACGCGAATGCGCCGGCGCCCGACATGGCGAACAGCTTCGTTCCCAAGTCGAACGCCGCTCCGCCAACATTCTTCAGCGCTCCGCCAACCGCTCCGAACTTCCCGCCGAGCCCCTTGAAAGCACCCATTGACGCGTTGATCTTCGCGGCGATCGCGCGCACGGGCGCGGTGGCCTCGTCGACCGCCTTGATCACCAACTCGACCGGGAAGCGCTGCGCCATGGTTCACCGTTGCTTGTTGAGCCACTCTGCTTGCTTGAACCAGAAGAGGAGATCTTCGAGGTTCATTCCGAAGATCTCCGAGGCCGGAAAGTGAAACGTCGACGCGACTACTGCGACGACTTGCTCCCAGTTTTCTGGCCACTGGTCCGCGCGAAAAAATTTCCGAAATGCGCGTACACCTCCATCAGGTCAAAGAACTCGAGCTTCGAGATGACGGCTTCAGGTTGCCCGCTGATGCGGTGTGCGATTCGGATCGCGTCGCGAACGAAGGTCTCTCGTTTCGTGTTCCCAAGGTCTTCAACGACCAGGTCTCTGAGGTCACCTGCGCAGATTCGCTCCCGCAGGTTCAGCTCCGTGATCGTCGTGTTCTCGAGCTCGATCGGGTCTTTGAGAACGTACTTCACGGGCTGATTTCCTCCGCGCGCTTGCCCTCGAACCGGACCGCGATGTTCCCTTCTTCGGAGTTCGCCACACCCTCACCATTGAAGTAGGCGTCGAAGAGCGTCACGGTCTTGCCGTTGGGAAGGACGATCGAAACAGTCGCGTCGCGAAGGTCGAGCATCGCCGCGAGGTCGAGATCTGCGCGGTCGATGATCTCGCCTTCAATGAACGGAGTCGTCGCGGTCTCCTTGTAGCCCACGGGCCCGTTCGAGCCGAGTACTGCTTCAGCCTTCATGCGACCGAGACCCCAGGTGAAGTTACCCCGGGCGTCTTCGGTCACGCCGTTGATCTGCAGGTTGATCGGGCCGCCTTTTCTCTGCTGGCTCATTTGTCGTGCTCCTCTTTCGGGTTATTCGCGGAACTGGATCTGTGCGGCGACCGAGATCAGTTGGTTCATCAGATCAGGGGGCAGCAGGAAATCGAGGCGGTTCGGGTCGCTCGGGTTGCGTTCAACAACCAGGTCGGCCTTGAACTGCGCCAGACCCGCGGGGTCGAACACCGCGGGAGACTTGGTCGACATGTCGAGGAACCAGCCAACCGCCTCTTGCTTGCCGATCGACGGGGTGATCACGGCCTCGCCAGCAGGGTAGCGCGCCGAGTCGTTGCCCAGCTTGTGGCGCGGGTACCGGGTGGCGATCCGATTCCGGAAGTTGAACCTCGCGTACATCAGGCTGAGCATCGTTTCGATCGAACGGTACGATGAATCAACGGCGCCGGCGGCGTTGAGCCGGTAGGTCGTCACGAGCCGGTCGAAGATGACCACGCCGCCAGGGCCCACCCGAGTGGTTGCGATGCCCGACTTGACCAGCGTGTTGCGCATCTCCAACGTGTCTCGGCCAAGCTCGGCGGGAGCCTTCACGAAGGGCAGGGGCAGAGTCTGCAGGGGTCTCGCTGGGTCGATCTGGCCGTGGTACGCGACCACACCGGCCACATGAGCAGCGTACTCGGCGGGAGGCGTGGGGCTCTCGTTGGTGCGAACGATCACGCTGTGTGGGCTGTTCCTCGAGACGCCGAGGGCCGCAACGTTGTTGAGTGTGTCGCTCTTTGCCGTGATGGCGACGCCATCGACCATGCGCATCGGGCCGAATCGACTCGCGAGCTCCGTTTCGATGGCCGCGAGTGAGGTCGCGTCAGTGTAGGGGTGGGCGATCACGTGGAACCACGTGTCACCGAGCGCAGTGAGCAGCGGGGTCACGTTGGGATTCGTCGCGCCATTGGCCATCGCCACGATTGCGACTGTCACTCCGGCGGGGAGCGCCTCACCAGGGGCGTAGTTCATGCGAATGTCGATCTCGTTCCCAACCTCGCCCTTGTTGTTCGCCGTGATCGTCAGGACGCCGCTCGCGTTCGTCGCGTGAACTCCGAGGTCAGTCAAACCGGCGGTTGCCTTGATTGCGAGCTGTAGGTTGTGCGCGATCGTGGTTGGCGTGTCACCCACGGCCACGGCCACAGAGACTCGCTCGCCGCCAACGTACAGGTTCGCCGTGCCGGCGGCGGTGGCGTTGCCAGTGAATGTGACGGTTCCGCTCGCGGCGACTCCCGCGCCATCGTCGGCGAGCGCACCAATGAACACTTCAGTTGACTTATTCGCGGCGAACCACGCGATGGCCTGGCGATGAAGCATGGAGCCACGTCCCGCGCGGGTCGCAACCTGGCTGGCGCTGGTGACGCGCTCGAAGGTGTTCGCGTCGATGGGGGCGCCCGCAAGCTTCTGCCCAATGAGCAGCGCGCGAAAGCTCAGGGCGCTGGGGCCTTGTTTCGCGCGACTGTTGTCAAACTCGACAGCAACGAAAGGCACCAAAACATCAGACGGGATCGAATTGAACGAGACCATGGGGCCACCTTAATCGGGAATCTGACTTCAGGGTTGATGAATGTGCGTGACGTGATCGTGGGCGAGATCGCTGATGTGGATATCTGCAGTGTCGAAGTCGTCGGTGGCGTGACCAACTCGAAGATCGGAGTGGTAGACCACGGTGTACTCGAGGTGTACGCAACCCATCGGGCGATCACCGTCAAGCTTGATCCCGACTTCAGTTGTCGTGAGCACCGCGGAATAGGCTGTGTCGAGGAGCTCCGTGCTCGAATCCATCGCCGTTTCAATCTCGAGCGCGAGATCGTCAAGGGCGTCGTCGACATTCTCGGTCGCTCGAGCCCAACCATCGATCGCCACAGTCATCGTGCGAGTGAGTTCGCGCGGGCTCGATTGGTTGTCAGTCACGGTCTCGTTGTCGCAGTAGACGCTGATCGCGGGGAGCTCAGAGGCTCGAACCGGCGCCAGGCGCGTCTTGAAAATTCGCTGTTCTGCGCTCGTTGCAAAGTTGGGTGCCGTGCCCGTCAAGAGCGTCACGACGGCGTCTCTGATGGCTTGCCTTTCGTGCACGGTCACACCTGGTGGAGCAAGAGTCGAACGCCACCCAAACCATCGGGCATCACTTCGTGGGCTGTGTAGGTCACGCCATCGACCGTCACAGTTGCGGCGGGGTCTTCCATTGGGCTGCTCGAGAGGTCCTCGAGGGCCAGGAACACCGAGGGTCCCGAGCTCGAGAGCCCGGGTTGCCCGGCGTCGACCTTCACATAAACGAGGTCGAACACACCCTTGACTGTAACCTCGACACCAACCCCAGAACGGTAGATGACCGAGCCGCCGAGCAATTCCCGGACGACTCGATCGCCCACTGCAATGAGATCAGCGAAGCCCACGATCAGGCGCCGGTGGGTGCAGCCTGGCCGTTCAGGCGGACCGCGACCAATGCGTCACCTGAAGCCGCGGCGACTGCAGCGCAACCGATGCGGGTGTTCGAGGTGCTGACCCCGGTCACCGACTTCGCCGAGTCATCCCAGTAGCAGAGCGCGCCAACGGCGAACACCTGACCGCTGGTGTGAGCGAGTTTGAACACGCCTTCAGTGGCGATGTTCACAGCCGCGCCACTCAGTGCAGTGTTGAGCGCCACGCCGAACAGCTTGCCAACCAGACAACCCGCGCCCACCGTCACATCGTACGGGGCAGCAACAGGGAGAACGTCACCAGGGCCCACGTAAGCGTCAGTCAATCGAGACATGTTTTGCTCCTCGGGTGCAGCGGTTAATCGCGGCGGCTGGATTTGAACCAGCGTTCTCCGGCTTATGAGGCCAGCGAGATTCCAGGCTTCTCCACACCGCAACACCCGCCCGGGTTTCAAATCCGAGCGGGGTCAAGCATCAACTCAGGCGCCAGCGTTGGTCAGCGCGCCCTTCGGGTCGAACATCTGCGCCATGTAGTCGAAACGAACCTTCATCTCGGTTCCGTCGACGCGCCAGCCGAGCTCGGTCTCGAGCACAGGGCCCTGGCCCTGACCCTCGAGGAACGCGACCACGATCGCGGGAGCAACCGAGGGATCCGCGAACAGGTAACGTCGGGTGCCACTGAGGCGGGGCGTGTCGATGATGTCTGAGAACAGGCCCTGCACATAGTTGGGCTGCTGGATCTTGTTGTTCGCGTCAGGGTTGATCGCGCTCGAGTTGATCACGCGAGCCACTCCGCCGAGACCACTGGGGATCAGGAGGATCGAGGGCTTCAGGTCAAGGTATTCGTTCGAGCTGATGTCCTTCTGAGCCGCCATCACAACGCGGTCGGCGTCAATTGCGGCAACCGAGATCGCGGAGCCGGTGGCGTTGACGTTCGCGCGGTTCGAGTGGAAGAACGGCTGTGAGTCGCTCTGTGTCGGGCCCAGGCCAGAGTTCAGCGCAAGCAGGGCGAACACATCCTGTTCGACCGACAGACGAGCCGCACGACCGAGCTTCGCGCCGAGGTCGGAGAGCGCGTTCATGTCGTCGTTGATCACGAGCTGACGGGAAACGCTGATGATGTTTCCCTTCGTGGCGACGCTGATCGAGGTCTTCTGACCGTCAGGGATTCCCTTGTTCTTGAATTCGCCGTTCTCCGTGAGCGAATCGAGCGCGCCGAACGAGCCGGTGCGGTAGCGAGGCGAGGCGCGGAAGTCAGGGACCGTATCGGTCTTGCAGAAGCGCGACCAGGTGTCAGGCGTGGTGGCGTAAGCGGCCATCAGCACCTTGCCCATCACGTTCTCGAGCAGAACCGGGAAGTCGTCGATCGCGGAGTAGGGGCCAGAGTCGCGAGTGGTGAATGCCTTTCCAACCAGGGTCATTCGATCCATGCCGCGAGTCTTGACACCACGACGCTCGAGGGAGGCGCGGGCGACGTCGACCAGGGTCATGCCGCGGAACTCGCCAGGGTCGAGCTCGATGTTCTCGAAGCCGGGCTTCTTCGCCGCCTTTGCCTTTGCCACGACGCCATCACCAGCGCGGGTGAGCAGCCAGGCCGCGGCGCCACGCGCGAACTTTTCGGCGGCGTCGTCGGTCACTTCAACCGAAGTGTGTTGCTCAGTCTTGATCGAGTCGGAACGCTTCGCGAGCTCTTCGAGCACGAAGGCCCGCGCCTTGTTCAGGTCGGTACCGTCAGTGATCATCTGCTCGGCCACCTTCTCTTCAAGGCCAGCCGCCTTGACCGCTGAGCGAATCCCGCTCGAGCGCTCGCGCTCCAGGCGAACAGCCTTCTGCTCGAGCTCCGCAATCTCCGCGGCGCGGCTCTCGAGCGCCTTCTTCTCAGCTTCAGCGCGCTTCGTCTCTTCTGCGATTGGGTCAGGCATCTGATGTCGCTCCATTGTGAGTGGGTGAGTGATTTCCACGGGGTTGGTTTCAGTCGCGGATCGGAACCCCGCGCCATCGTCGGCGCCCATGGCAACCGCCGAAATTTCGTAGGGCTCCCAGTCGGTGGCCCTGAACGTCGGGATCGTCGCGCTCCCACCCTCGATCTTCTCGAGTTTGTAAGTGCGGTAACCCACTGAAACGTTTTGAATGATCTTGTCGGAGATCTTCCGGAAGACCTTGTCAGCCTCAGGGTCGATCCCTTCAGCCACGAAACGAACCGTTGCGGTTCCCTTGTTCCCCTCGAGCCGGGCGCTCTCGACCACTCCGAGCGTTGCCGCGACATCACCACCGTAGTGGTTGGCGAGGAATGGCGCGCCGTTGTTCAGACGCCCCATGCGAACGTGTTTCGGGTCGAGGCTCAGCTCTTCGTAAAATGGGCCGTCAAGCCAGCTCGAGCGAAGCACCGCGGCTCCGGTTGTCCAAATCAGATCCACGGTTCGCTTTTCGGCGTTGATCGTGCCGACCTCAGCACGAGTGGAAAGGGGCGTGACTTGGCGTGTCTGTGGCATGCGTGATCCGTCCTAACGGAATCGGGAATCTGTGTCAATCCTTCGGTGGCGGTGCATCCTTGCGTGGAAGGTGCTCATCAATGACAAGCCGGAGCCGCTCAACCTCGTTGTGAAGCCACTCAATTGTCTTTTGGTCAGCATTTCGACCATCAAGGCCGTCGACTCCAGCCGGACCCATCTCCCCGCGGTCACCCTTGGGCCCGCTTGCTCCGCGCTCCCCTTGAACCCCCATCTCGCCTCGAACACCTGGGGGGCCTTTGTCTCCTTGTGCCCCAGCATCGCCGCGGTCTCCCTTGTCGCCTTTCGGGCCCGGGGGGCCTTGAGGTGTTCCCTGTTTTGCGGCCGGATCCTGCTGAACCTGGCCGGCCTGTGATGTCGCCCTCACGTCGGAGTCGAGCTTGATCCCGAGCGCGTCGAGCTTCTTCATGTCGCTCGCGTATTCCGCCCAATGACTGTCAGGGTCGAAGCCTTGCTCGCGAACCATCTCGCTCGGAGTCATTGCACCCACGCGCACGAGCCGACCCAGGGCAAGACCTTCCTTGTCGGGTTCGATCATCGGGAGTGGGGGAGCTGTCCACTCGGCTGCGGGGGCTTCTGCGAGCTCGCTCGCGAACACCGCGGCCTCCATGGCCCAACCCCAGATTGGAGCGCAGAACTGGGGGATCAACATCTGTGATTGCCAGGTGCGAACGTTCGCCTGGTGAACGAGCCGCCCCATGCGCGCGCTCGAGAAATTCACCTGCGAGTAGTCACCTGTCAGATCCTCGTAGGTCACTCCGAGACCGGCGGCGATCTTGCGGAGGTTCCGAGTGGTGAACGTGTCTGTGGTCACTTGCGGCGGAGTCGCCACAGTGACATCGCGCCCGGGGGCGAGATGATGAATCATGCCGGGCTCGAAGGTCTCGACGTCAACCGAAGTCTGTTCGCCGAGTGGGCTCGCCGTTCCATCGGTGTCTGTCACGAACGCGGCGAAACAGGCCGCGATCTTTTGTTTCACAAGCTCTGCGTCTTCGTACTCGTCGAGTTCCTTCAGGTTGACGATCGCTGTTCCAAGCCACGACGCCCCGCGACACTGA